TCAACAGATTCGCAGATGGTTGCTTCAATTTATGCGTCTGTTCAGCGGATTCAGCGTAAAGATGGGCAAGGATGGCACTGGTGCTGATCACTATCATCAGGTACCGGTGCGCTATGGCGATACAACACGCATGAGTCAACACATCTTACGCAAAAACAGCGAAAACACCATACTAAGTGTGCCAGCAATTAGCTGTTATATTTCTGAGCTGCTACCTAACGCTGAAAGACGGATGACTCCGACCTATCAAGAATCTGTTCAGATCTATGAAAAGCTGTACGATGATGCCACTGGCACTTATCAAGACAAGGTTGGCGAAACATACACACTTGATAGGCATGCTCCTATTCCTTATGATTTGACAATCAATGTAGATGTATGGACCAGTAACACTGAACAAAAGTTGCAGTTGCTTGAACAAATACTGTTGTTATTCAATCCTAGTGTTAACTTGCAGAGCAGTCAGAATCCCTACGATTGGACTAGTCTAGCAGTAGTAGAGTTGATCAACATTACATGGACTGCCAGAGCTATTCCTCAGGGCACTGATGACATCATTGATGTTGCCAGTTTGATTTTCCAATTGCCTATTTTTCTAACTCCGCCTGCTAAGGTAAAGAGACAAGTACTCATTCACAGCATCTTAAACAATGTTGGTGCCGACTTTGGCTTTATTGATGATATTATCATCAACAGTAATTTTCAGAGTCGTCAATGGATTACATTTAAAGACAGGCATATACGAGTCACCGGCGACTACATTCAACTATTGAACAAAGATAACACGGTCATTGACCCCGAGACCGGCGAGAATCTAAGTTGGAAACGGCACTTTGATAACTATGGCGGTATCAATGATGGAATCACCGAAGTTCGACTCAAACTAGGCAACATCGATGATCCACAGGAAGTTATTCTCAAAGTAAGTCAGGTCGACGGAAATCCCAATGTATTAAGTTACGAAATGGATAATTCCACTTTGCCAACTAATACCATTGGCATGATCAATGGTGTAATTGATCCTACCAAAGGAAAGCCTGGCGATGGTACTATTCCAGCAGTTGCCAGTGGACAGCGATATTTGATCATCGACAGCATTCCGCAAAACGGCTTTTGGGGTACGGTGGTTGCTGAAGCCAATGACATCATTGAATACAATGGTTCAAATTGGGTAGTGAGCTTTGATGCCAGTGCAGTCAATGGCACAGCTTATACTGTAAATGCAAGCACTATGAAAAAATTGTTCTTTGATGGCAATGACTGGTCAGTTGCAGTCGAAGGCATTTTTGATCACGGGTACTGGCGAATTGTTAACTAACTAGTAGACTATGAGAGCAGTTGGAGCCTTAATTATCAGTCAAAGTACTCAACGAGTACTAATGCAACTAAGAAGCCCCAAAGAGTCTTACGGATTATCGTGGGGACTATGGGGCGGAAAACTCAATTCCAACGAAGGCGATCTCAATGGCCTCAAGCGAGAGTTATGTGAAGAGCTTGGCTATCCTGGAGTTCCAGATACTGTGGCTATGAGTCATGTTTACACTTTTGTCAGTCGAGATAACAGATTTAGACATGTGAGTTATCTAATATTGTGCAAAGATGAATTTATCCCAACACTGGATCATGAAAGTTCAGGTTACTGTTGGGTTGACATATGGCGTTGGCCGCAGCCGTTACATCGAAACACAGCCAAGATGTTTAGCAGTCGTGGATTTAAAAATGCGCTAGAAGGGTTGTTGCGTGATGATAAGGCTAGTTAAACCCAAACGACAGTTACCAATCAATTATAACGGGCCGCATCGACAACTGGAATTCTATCACTGCTGGAGACCTTGGTTAAACAATCCGTGGCTGAATAAGCTTTACAAAGAATCAGTTTGTTATACAGAGCGATGGTACTTAGAGTTAAGAAAGATGATTCTAGACTCCCAATGGAATCATCCTTTAGTGTATAGCATCACTGGTGACATTGAATTGAAAAAGTCATTGGTGAAAAGTACTGTGCTTGATGGTGCTATGTTTAGAACAATTATCAATGACCCTGCGTACCCTGAATATTATATATCAGCCAGCGTAAACTTAAAGAAAATCAACAGATGGTGTGCGTTTTTTGTCAGCTTGCCTGATTCACACGAAACTCTTGTACACCTAAATGACCAATAGTGCGACTAAGGTCAAGATCGCACCAAATTTCAAATCCGTTGTTGGTCAGGGCCTGACAGAATCCCATATCCTCACCTTGCCAGGTTGAAGTTGGCGGATGCCATATCAATGGAAAATGCGGGCTTGGTATGTGATCGATAACAGATGCTCGATGTAGCACACAGCCCATGCCGGTATAATTTATTTGCACAAGTCCGTGCCCTGTGACATCCACAGGCTCAACTGGATCTATGTTGTAAAATGCTGTTGGATGAAATGGTTCTACTCGCTTGGAATATGTTGCACACACCACATCTTTTTTGTGTTCCAGTAATCTGACTATAGTGTCCTCTGGAAAAGTCATATCGCTGTCAAACCACATGATATAATCTGCTTGATGTAGATTAATGGCAGTATCCAATAACACCTGACGCTGGTTGCTTAGTACTGTACCTGAATCCATGTCAAGTATTACTGGTATACCTTGTGCTTCGGTGTAGCGAATGGCATTGATCAAACTGTAGGTGAAGGCAGCTTGAACCAATCCATTGGTTGGCACACATATTACTACTTGCTCGCTTAACTTTAAAGGAGCATTGTATATGTCAAATAAGTTTTTAGAAGATTTTCCAAACATTAGCTGGCATCAGAGTCAGTCATTGCTGCCGATGGAACATTGGCAAGATTGGCTTTTCTTTCGGCATGTCGTGTAACTTTGCCAATCACATTTAAAAAATGTTGACACTTTGTAATAGACTCTTCATACAACTCTGCAGGAAGTTTTAGTAATTGGCCCATGTTTTCAGCAGTGGTCTTTTGTACAAGAGCTTCTACTGCTGCTCGTCTAGACAGTTCTTCTATCCAATATTCAGGCTCTGCCTCCTCAATGGCTGCGGCAATATTTTCGCCAATGCTTTCTTGTACTTCTGAAATTTTGGCAGCAATTATATTCATCTCGGTGAGAATTGCATCTCTTTGCCAATCAACAGTTGACTTGGCATATTCTACATTTAAAAACTCAATGTCTCTGCATAAAGCTATTAAGAATCTAGGACCTGATTGGTTTGAAAACAAAAAGTTTTCGCGTTCAAAATTTGTACGATACGGAACTTGTTTCAGTATTGATCGTGCATTGTTTAAGATTTCATTTTGTTGAAGTGGCACGGTAATTACCTCCTGTTATCCTATATGTATCAACTATAAAATTCTAGAGGTAACCAAAAGAAAAGGGGCAATTTGCCCCTTTTCTAATCATGTTTAAGTTTTTATATTAGGTGTCGTTATATGGTGTAGTACGGCCGCCAAACTGGCTACTTAAACTAATTGAGCCCGTCGAGATTCCAAGATACGCAGCTAGCGTGCCTCGCAGAGCAATGTTTTGTCCTGCGCCGGCGGCACTATTAGAGTAGCCTTTTTTAACTCGGCCAAATGTTATTGCCGATCCAGTTGCTGGAAGGATTGCCATGGTTCAGTTTCCTTTTCTAGTTACTAGATCTTAGTGTAAAGTTCTGTTGCTCTTCACCTCTTGGCGAAGTTCTTCGATCATTGCCTGTTGCTCTTTGATCGCTTGAACTAGCACTGATACTACCTTGTCATAACGAATGGTCTTGTAACCACGCAAGCCCGACTCGGTTACCAACTCTGGCATTACTGCTTCAACTTCTTGAGCAAGTAAACCAATTTGGTTGTCATAACGGTCAACTCCTAGCTCGTGGGCTAGATCGTTGGCCTTGTAGGTGTAACCACCAATTGCCATGACCTTGTCTAGAGCGCCTTCGATTGGATTGATGTCTGTCTTCAATCTTTCGTCGGAGAAGTAAGCTGTAATTTCACCAGTTGCTGTGATACTACCAGTTGCCGCAATAGCACCGGATGTAATAGCACCGGATGTAATTGTACCAACTGTGATGTTTGGTGTACCAGCTAGGCCGGTTGCTGTACCACTTAGTGTAGCAGTAATTGTGCCTGCACTAAAGTTGCCACTCGAGTTGCGAGCAACAATCTTGTTTGCTGTGTTGTTTGCTGTGGCATCAACTGCTAGTGTACCTGTTGAAGTAATTGTACCACCAGTCAAGTAGCTGCCTGCGGCAACACTTGTAACGCCCGAGCTAGTTACGAAACCTGCACCGTTAGTCAGCTGGTTAGTGTTTGTAGGAATTGTGATAACGCCAGTTGAACTGTTGTATGCTCCAGATCCAGCTGTAGAGCTGAGTGCGGCTCTTGCACGAGCATCTGTGTAATACAAGTTACCACTTTCAGTGATAGCACCAGTATTGATTGATCCAGAACTACCTAAGCTGATTGCTGTACCGTTAATAGTAATACTGCTATTTGCCAGTTTAGCATTAGCAATAGAACCCGCCAACATGGTGTTGGTAACAGTACTAGTGTCGCCAGTTGTAACTACTGTACCAGTTGTAGCTGGTAGAGTAATTACTGTTGAGCCGGCTACGGCCACTGGTTGAACTGTTACATAACCAGATGTTGATCCTGGAAACGAAACGCCAGTAATGCCTGTCAATGCTTGGCTAGCACTGGTACGAGCAAGACCAATTGCTGTAGTACCAACATAAAGTGTATCGGTTGTTTTTGCTACGCTGGTAATTGCACCAGTTGCACCGTTGACACTTGTAACACCTGAGTTGGTAATAGTGGCTGTGGAACCTTCGCCAGTAGTATGGCTGATGCTGATACCTGTACCAGCTGTAACATTAGCCATGTAATTACCAGTTGTGTCTGTCCCTAGTGCTACGCTGTTTGCAGCAATAGTTGCTGTCAGTGTAACACCTGCACTACCGTCAATACTTACGCTACCGCTTAAATCACCGCCAAGTGTAATTGTACGAGCAGTTGCCCAGGCGCTTGCTGTGCTTGCGTTACCTGTCAATGCCCCGGTAAAGCCTGTTGATGTAACACTTGTTAAACCAGCTAGTGTAGTTGAACTTGCACCTAAGCTAATAGCTGTTGAACCAACAGTGATTGCACTGTTAGACAATTTATTATTTTCAATAGAACCAGCCAACATTGCATTAGTTACACTACCTGTGTCACCTGTTGTAACAACAGTACCAGTTGTGGCTGGAAGTGTTAATACTGTACCTGTGCCGGCGGCTGCGGCTGGAATTACTTGAACACTACCACTTGATGAACCAGGCAATGTTACAGAACTGATACCAGTTAATGCTTGGTTAGCACTTGATGTTTGTAGTGTAGTTGTACCTGCAAACAATGTTACGCTACCGCCTAGGCTTGTGCTGGCGCTGTTAACTGTGATTGCGCTGTTTGTCAAGCTGGCATTTGGAATAGCACTTGTACTGATAGCACCAGTACTGCTATTGTAACTAATACCTGTACCAGCACTTAGGCTGCTCAGAGTAATAAAACTTGCACCGTTTGTTAGATGGCTAGTGTTTGTTGGAATTGTGAATACACCAGTTGAACTGTTGTATGCACCGCTACCTGCTGTAAAACTTACTGCACCACGAGCACGACTGTCTGAGAAGTATAGGTTTGTTGACCCTTCAGCAACATCATCTGTACCAAGTGTGCGTGTGCCACCTAGTGCTGTTGCTGTGCCGTTGATTGTGATGCTGTTATTGCTCAATGAGCTGTTTGGAATTGAGCCTAAGCTAATTGCACCGGTTGAACTGTTGTAGCTTACACCAGTTGCAGTACTTGCGCTGATAGCACCACGAGCACGAGCTGTTGTATGGTAAAGGTTAGTTGAACCTTCAGCTAAGCCGTCTGTGCTAACTGCCATTGGGTAGTATGTGGCGCCGTCATTAGTAAATGTCCAAATGTCTGAGCCTTCGTTCCAACGAATTTGTACATTGGTGTCGTCACCGCGCTCAACTTCAATACCAGCATTCTGTGATGGGTTACCTGTGGCATCACTGTTCAATGTGATGATGTTGTCAGCCAGGCTGATTGTGTTTGATTCAACTGTTGTGGTTGTACCTGAAACTGTAAAGTTGCCTGCAACGGTTACACCTGATGCGTTGACAGTCAACGCAGTCGAACCATCAACAGAAACTGTTACTGTGCCAGTACCTGAGTCGGTTACAGTAACATTGCTGTTACCTTGGCTGATACTTGAAGTGCTGATCGCAGCCACAGATGTGTCAACATAGCCTTTGGTTGCAGCATCAGTTGATGCGCTTGGAGCCCCAAGACCAATGATCTTGTTGCTGTTCATTTCAATTTGGTCGCCAAACTGAACTTTTACGCCAGCACTGTCGGTAATGTTGTAACCACTGGCAAGTTGTAGTGTTGATGAAATTTGGATTACACCAGAAGCACCAGTGCTCAGTTGAACATTACCTGTACCACTGGTTATGAGTTGTAGACTTTGGTTTGCATCGGCACTGACTGTAATTGTACCAGAATTGTCTTCTAGAACTTTTTGTCCGTTAACATACAAAGAGCCTGGACCAACATATATGTCTCGCCACATATAACTGGCACTGCCCAGATCGTAAGTATTGTCTGCACTAGGAACAATGTTACCAGTGATACCCATGTTACCGGTTAAGGTCAAGCCGGCAAAACTTGGGCTACCTGCTGTGCTTAGGTTTTGGGCTGTGCTGATAACACCAGTACCGCTGTTGTAGCTGATACCTGTACCTGCGCTTAGATGTCCGCGGACAACGCTGGCACTAGCCCATTTGTTTGTTTGATCGGTATCGCTGATATCATCAGTGGTCAGTGTTACTGCACCTGTTTCGCTGTTAACACTGGTAACGCCACCAATTTGTGCGATACTTGCTGTACCGTTATCTTTCTTGATGTAGATTAAACCGTCATAAGTGTTGATAGCAATTTCGCCTAGTGCTAACTGAGCGGTTGTTGGCACTTTACCGGGCGTTGCACTGCGCTTTAAAATAATCGTATTGGCCATTTGAGTATATACTCCTAATTAGAATCAGGGAGAGTCTCGACTTCGCCCTTTCAATTTTTATTTAGTCGAACCAGATAAAAAAGATTATTTTGAAGTAGATATTTTAATAGCTGCCACCATCAACACTGATGTCAAGCTCAGTGACACTGGTTATTTGACCAGTTTCGTCCAGTACAATCTGTAAAGTTTTGTCACTGGCTCCATAGGTACCGCTGAGATTTACCGTTCCAATATAGCTTTCTTTGGCAAAAACAATGCTAGTAACACCAGGGGTAATAACGCCTTGTGTTATCAGCGTCCAATTTGTTCTAGCAAAAGTATTGCCTTCTTCAACATACACTCGTGTTCCTGGAGTGAGTTCAAAAGCTGAATCGGCATCGTGCGCTCTGGAAAGAGTAGACGATGCAGACTTCCAATAATAAATGCCGTTTTGGGTAGACAAAGTTTGACCAGCAAGAAGAACACGATCTGAATCAGCTAAAGTCACACCATCAATGACTGCAACTGTACTTGATAAATTTACATTTGTTCGATTCGCGCATCTCACACTATCTTTATAGTCAGTGACAGCACTGACTATGTTTTTTCCGCGGAAAATTGGCATTTTAGAAAAAATCCTGTTGCTTCTTAGCAGTTTGTTATTTAGTAAAAAAGGGTGTAGCTAGGCTACACCCTTCTTGTTCACTGTAGTTCTACAATGTTAATTTAACTTAACATCTTAGAATGAACCACCATCAACGGTACTGTTTTCATTGAGAATACCACCCGCAGTCAAGCTGCTGGTAGAAGTTACACGAACAAAAATGTAATCGTTGAGTTCTGGTGCTGTGTCAAACACAATACTTGTTACACCGCTTGCAGTACTTAATGTGTAAGAGTATGTTGGTGCCTGAATCAAACCGTTGACGAATACTTGAGTATTGTCAATGCTTGCTACTTCAACACCTGTGCTGAAGCTGGTAGTTGAACCGTCACCGGTAAAGTTTAGTGATGTAGCTGTAACAGCAACGTTCTGTGGAACAAATTCGTTACGAGCCACACTCCATACCAGTGTGAAACCATCTTGTAGTGCATCATCTGCGTCCACATCGCTCAAGTCGCGAATGCTTGCGGCTGCAATACGAGCATCTGCACGATTATTAGTATAGTACAGATTTGTAGCACCTTCAGTAATAGAGTCAGTATTTGGAGTTACAAAAGTAAACACACCAGTACCACTATTGTATGCAAGAATATTAGCATTATCTGAACTTAAACTTACTGCACTACGGGCACGAGTGTTGGTGAAATAAAGATTTGTAGCACCTTCTGTGATATTATCTGTATTTAAAGTAACTACACCAGTTGCACCGTTAACGCTGTGAACTGCGGCATCGGTGCTGATAACACCTGTTGCACTATCATAGTTGATATTGGTACCAGCACTTAAAGCAGTTCTGGCACGAGCCACTGTGTGGTAAAGATTAGTTGAACCTTCAGCAACCTTGTCAGTGTTTACATTGCCAAGATCAAATGTGAACGCACCACTGGCACCATTATAGGCCAATACTGTGTTGTCGGTTGTGGTTAAACTTAATGCACCTGCGGCACGAGCATTTGTAAAATACAAATTGGTTCCGCCTTCGGCTAGGTCATCAGTGTCGTGGTTTGCCAAAGCAAAGTCAAATACACCTGTACCTGAGTTGTATGTCAGATCGCCTGTGGCAGAGAAGTGAGCACGAGCTTCGGCAGCACTTGGACCTGTGTATGTGAATACACCAGTGGCACTGTCATAGCTGAAGCTACCATCACCACTTGCATCGGTGGCAGAAAAGTGAGCACGAGCTTCGGCAGCACTTGGTCCAGTGTATGTGAACACACCAGTGGCACTGTCGTAGCTGAATGAACCATCACCACCTGCATCGGTGGCAGAAAAGTGAGCACGAGCTTCGGCAGCACTTGGACCTGTGTAACTGAATACACCAGTGGCACTGTCGTAGCTGAATGAACCATCACCACTGACTTTGGTTGCGCTTACTGCACCACGGTAGTCTGTGTCAGTTGGACCAGTGTAACTGAATACACCAGTGGCACTGTCATAGCTCAATGTGCCGTCACCACTCACTGATGTTGCACTTACTGCACCACGGTAGTCTGTGTCAGTTGGACCAGTGTAACTGAATACACCAGTGGCACTGTCATAGCTCAATGTGCCATCGCCACTCACTGATGTTGCACTTACTGCACCACGAGCACGAGTGTCGGTGAAATATAAGTTGGTTGCACCTTCTACTAAGTCGTCGGTGTCGTGGTTACTAATATCGCTTACTGTACCAGTTACATTACCTGTTAGATCGCCAGCAAATGATGTTGCAGTTACATCGCCTGTGACATTAACATCTTTGTTGAGATTCCAGCTGTCTGTACCATTGGCATAAGTGATTGTTGCGCTAGCACCAGCAACGGTAATACCAGCACCATTGGCTGCGGCTGCATTTGCAGAACCCGCTGCCAAGGTTAGATTTTTATCAGCAATGTCAACTGTTGTTGAATTTACAGTTGTTACTGTACCATTAACAGTTAAATCACCACTAACAGTTACATCATCAAATGTAACACTATCGGTAGTACCAACTGCTTGTCCAATGCTTACTGCGCCTGTGTTGCTATCATATGATACACCAGTGCCTGCACTGATAGCACTTCTGGCACGAGCATCAGTAAAGTACAGATTTGTAGTACCTTCTGCAATGTCATCTGTGTCTAGTGCCGCAGCATCTACTGAGATTACACCGGTTGCGCTGTCGTAGTTGATACCATTACCTGCAGATAGTTCACCGCGAATATTTGTGGCTGTTACTTTAGCAAAATTAAATGCACCAGTTGAGCTGTCATAGGTTAGGTCACCGTGACCGGTACCAGTTGTACCAGCACTGAAGTGAGCACGAGCTTCGGCAGCACTTGGTCCAGTATATGTGAACGCACCAGTTGAGCTGTCATAGCTGAAGCTACCATCACCACCTGCATCAGTGGCAGAGAAGTGAGCACGAGCTTCGGCAGCACTTGGTCCAGTATATGTGAACGCACCAGTGGCACTGTCATAGCTGAAGCTACCATCACCACCTGCATCAGTGGCAGAGAAGTGAGCACGAGCTTCGGCAGCACTTGGTCCAGTATATGTGAACGCACCAGTTGAGCTGTCATAGCTGAAGCTACCATCACCACCTGCATCACTTGCACTTACTGCGTTACGAGCACGAGTATTAGTAAAGTACAGATTTGTAGCACCTTCACCAATGGTATCTGTGTCTGGAGTTACAAAAGTAAACACACCAGTACCACTGTTGTATGCAAGAATGTTAGCATCATCTGAAGTTAAACTTACTGCACTACGGGCACGAGTATTAGTAAAGTACAGATTTGTAGCACCTTCTGACAAATCGTCTGTGTCATGATTTGATAAAGCAAACCCAATCACACCAGTTGCAGAATTGTATGTTAGGTCACCGGATCCTGAAACAGCACTACGAGCGCGAGCATCTGTGTAGTAAAGGTTTGTTGAACCTTCGCTGATACCATCTGTGGTTGGCTTTGTAAATGTTAACACACCAGTACCTGCATTGTATGCCAATACTGTGTTATCGCTGGTAGTTAAGCTGATAGCACCTCTTGCACGAGTGTTGGTGAAATAAAGATTTGTAGTACCTTCTGTGATATTATCTGTGCCAAGAACTACAACGCCTGTTGCACCATTTACACTATGAACTGCGGCATCAGTACTGATAATACCTGTTGCACTATCGTAGTTGATATTGGTACCAGCACTTAAAGCAGTTCTGGCACGAGCCACTGTGTGGTAAAGATTTGTTGTGCCTTCTACGACGCTATCTGTGTCTGGTGTATTCCAAGTAAACACACCAGTGTTACTGCTGTATGAAAGCAAAGAAGAATCATCAGTTGTTAAACTGATGTCATTGCGAACACGCGAAGTAGTATAGAAAAGATTAGAAACTCCTTCCATGATACCGTCTGTGGTAGGCCAAGCAAAACTAAATTGGCCTGTTGCTGAATTATAAGATAATACTGTTGCATTGTTACCAGACAAGCTGATAGCACTTCTGGCACGATCATTAGTAAAGTATAGATTTGTTACACCTTCACTGAGGCCGTCGGTGTCGTTGATGGTAATGCTTGCAATTTCCTGATCAACATAGGCTTTGGTTGCGGCGTGTAGGTTAACTGAAGGGGCACCACTTAGTGTTAGCGCACCAGTCATTGTTCCGCCTGCTAATGCTAACTTACCTGATAGCGCAGTAGTTACTGAAGTAGCAAAACTTGCGTCATCGCTGATAGCTGCTGCTAGTTCATTAAGAGTATCAAGAGCTGCCGGTGCTGAGTCAATCAGGTTGGCAATGTTGTTCTTAACGAATGCAGTTGAAGCTACTTGTGTTGTGTTTGTAGCGTCACCAGCAGTTGGGGCCGTTGGCGTTCCACGAAGATCAATGCTGTCTTGAATCGAGCTTGATCTAGCTTTAATTAAAGGCATTTTTGTTTTTCCTTAATAGTTGAGTTTCTCTGAAACTCGGCGACCTTTGAATATGGGGTCGGACCAATAAGAAAATTAAATAACCAGTAACCAGAAGTTTTTCGTTATATCAACGCTTCCGTCACTGGCTGTCACAGCAATTTCATATCTGCTGGGACTGCTGTTATTAGGAGCAGTTCCTACGATACTAGATCCGCTGATGGATAACCATCCAATACTTGCTTCTCCGGCATGTGCAGGAGCAATGGTAATACTTGTAGCATTATTTATTTCAAGTAAGAAATTAATAGCATCTCCATTGGAAAAAGTTCCAATATATGAGTTACTATCTGTCCAATGGGGTACAGACACCCCATAGTGGATCAGCCCTGGAAATACAAACTCATTGCCGGCAGTATCAATTAATGTTAGATCCTGAGGTGTATTCCAAAACGATCCAGATACTACGGCAGTTTCAATCATGAGTTGCATTATGTTTGCAGAAGGATAGTCAATCCTTGTGACTGCCTTGTTGCCAATTTTGGCACCAGTGCCATAGGTAATGTCAGTGGCCACAATTGAAATTGTATTGTATTGTGCCACTGTACCGTAGCTTACATCAGTGACTGTGGGTCTAGCACGATCTGTTGATGTGGTGCTTTTTAAAATTTTAATTAGTATTCTTGCACCAGCTTCGGGTGCTTCATCAAAGCTGACAATATGCCCACCGACTAGTGTAAAACTATATGTTGGCTCTTGTTGTATACCATCAATGCTGACAACCAAATTATTCATGGTCGGAACTGTGGTAATAATATCAAAATTCAATGAAGTACCATCGCCAACAAAATATCTGTTGATTACAGTCAGTGCCTGTGTCTGAGTTCTAAATCCGCCAATGCTGGAATCATAAGATACCACCTGTCCGTCAGATACACCAATGGTGTTGACATCGGACAAATCATTGAGTGTGAGATTTGTAATTGTTGTGCCAATCGAACTACTTAAATTTGAAGTAACTGTGTCAACATAGGATTTGTTTGTTAAAGTTTGCCATGCTGAGCCATCGTAATATTCTGGATTTGTAATGTCACTGGCAAAACGAAGATATCCAGCAACGCTTAGAGCTGGCCGGTCTGTGTCACCACCTGCAGGAAGCTTTAAGGCACCTGTGCCTAAAATTTTAAGGACGCCAGATTCTGGCTCCAGGGCTTCCTGCGAATGATTAGTCTTGATTGACATTAACTTTTTCCAGCAATCTTCTCTTGGCTACGGCCATATGCTGCCAAACCTAGTACAGCACCCATGGCAATGTGATATAAACCAGCACCTTGCAATGTCAATGGGCTCCATTGGCTGGTTACCTGGCCACCTTGTACGGCTTGTAATACCGACCATAATACAGGGAAGATTACGAAGTCTGTGGCGCAGGTAATCATATAGATGAATGCCATCATTGGGCGCCACTTGCTGTTAATGAACTTGCCAAACTTGTCGTCTGTTTCTAGTGTGTTTGTAGCACCTTGAACTGCTACTTGTGCGGCTGCATCAGCCACGGCCTTGGTTTTGGCTGCTTCGTCGGCGCTTGACCAACCTCCGGCAGCTACTCGAGCATCAATGTTTACTTGTGCTCGTGGACTTAAAGCGTTGAATGCTCCGCTGTCGTCATAATCGTCTAATTTTGGCATGGATCTAAATCTCCTTACCGTTATTTAGTAAAGGATCACTTTTTTAAATTCAAAAAAGCCTTGACAGTTCTAGATACTTCGGCTGCAAAATCACTGCCTTCTTCGCTCGCACCCCATTTTCCAACAGGACAAACAGATTTGGCAATTGTCACCTTGAGATTTACCAAGCATCCGCACAAGTTGCATTGTTTTGTTGATCGGCGATAATGCTCACATCGCTGACAATGTCCTGCTCTTTCTAGTCTAACTGGCATACTGGTAAACATAGGCTTTTACTTAGCCAAAAGGAAAGGGCTCCAAAGAGCCCTTTCCGATACAACTTTACCTAATCAGTGATTAGATGAAGCTTAGTGCGCTACTGTCGATTGCAATTGTGTTTACATAGTCGGCAGCATTACCCAGAGATGAAGAGCTGTTTGAAAGCTCAACATAGCCATAGCGTGTCATGAAGCTGACAGTTGGCTCAAATGTTGCTGGGTCAAGGATAACACCACTGCTCATCAATGGAATGTATGGGCAGTAGAATGCTGGTGCATCCATTTCGTTGGCACCTTTGTAACCTACTAGCACTGGAGCAGCATCACCAGAATAGTGGTTTACATATACACGAACAGAGCTGTTCAATGTACCAACAAACTTGGTGTTTGTAGGTGCTTCGAAAGTACCTTCTGTTGTACGAGCAAAAGCAGAAGTTGTAGCAGACTGAAGAATTGTCAACGCTGTTGGGCTAACAACAATGTAGTTACCAGCACCACGACGTGTGCGAGCAGCAATATCGTTGGCGGCACGGTTGATCAATACTGCCAAGGCAGCGTGTTGGTCACCAACGAATGAAGCCTGACCGCTTACGGCAGACTGATCGTATGTGCTAAATGCGGTACCAGCAAGTGCTGTCAAGCTAGCAATGATTTCTTGGTCAATTTCAGCAGTAATTTCTTGTGCTAGAGCGGCCATGATTTCTGCTTCAACATCAACACCGTGGATGGCATTGGCGTCTTGAGCAGCTTCAAATGTCCAACGAGCACTTAACTTACGGCTCTTGGCTTCTACAGTCTCTTTCAAGATCTGGATGTTCATCTTCTTACCAGCAACACCTTCAAGAGCACTTGTTGCGGCTGCTGTACCAGCGGCTGCACCAGAATACTGTTGAGCAATCTTGAATGGGCTTAGTGCCTCATCGTTTGCGGCTACTGCACCACCGATGACATCGGTAGCACCAGCACCAGTTGCTTCAGCGGCAACTTCTGCGTAACGAACACGCAGAGTGTGAATCTGGCTTACTGGACCTTGCATTGGCTGAACACCAACTAGCTCGTTAGCAATAGTTGTTGGCATTACACGACGAATAACTGGCAAAATAACCTTGTTTAGAACGGCAACGTTACCAGAGGCTGTAGCGCCAGATGTAGCTGTTTCTGTTAGATACTTCTTGGTGTTTTCTAAACAGACTTCCATTGTGGACTTGCGTTGTCCGGTTAGGCCTTCTGTTAAAGCCTGCTTGGTAGCAGACCAATTTTTAGCTTCGAATAGAGCTTGTGACATTTTGTATGTCTCCTTAATTAATTCTTAATTCCAGCGAGTTTACGAAGTTGTTGAATTGTATCGTCGGCTTCGGCTGGGGCAGCAACTGGCTCATTCTGAGTCTTGTTGCCTGTAATCACAGTCTTCTGCGATTGTTGTCCTTCGACAAGTTGTTTCTTCTCTCGACGAACTTCCTCATTTAGGACTGATGGCAAGAACTTTTGGAATTGGTCTTTTAGCTTAGATGTATCTGTGCTTTCTAGTAACTCTTCCATAATGGCTCGCTTGTCTTTGGACAATGGAGCACATAAATCTTGCATTACGCGAACTCGCTGTGCTTGATCTTCCGCAATGCGCTGACGACGAAGCGACTCGCTGATAACTTCTTGTTTTTGGTTAATAATGTTGTGAGCCTCTGTTAGTTCTAATTGAATTTCTTCAATTTTACGGTTCAATTGACTGACAGTAGTACCGTCAGCAAATTTACTTGCCATAAATTCGGCAGCAAATGCTTCCATGATCTTACGACCAAAGTTGTTTTCTTTTGCTTCACGAATATCTGTTTTAAGCTGAGTCATTTCTTTCTTGAAAGTTTCTGTTACTAAGGCGTTGACCTTTTCGCTGGCTTTCTTAACAAAATTTGACTTGGCTTCATTGATTGCATTTCGACCTTCGGCAACTAGTTTTACACGAGCTTCCACTAATCTCTTGTGATCTTCGTGTAATTCAGCTAGTTCACCTGTTAACTTGCGTAGCGCAAATTCTTCTAGTCTGGCAATTCCTTCTTTTTGTTCTGCACGATCACTGCGAAGTTCTTGAATTTCTTTTGACAAGGTTTCAATTACCAGCTTCTGTAACAGAGCTGTATCTTCTTTGATCTTGGCAGCATATTTTGTACGCTGTACCATTGCATCTTCACGCAATGTTTTTAAGTCGGCAGCACCAGCATTAATGGTGTCTTGCATTAACTTGTCCATTGCTTCAATTAGCTGACTCTTATCGTGTTCATAGCGTGACGCAAATTCTTCACGAAGTTCAGCTGTAACTTCTTCACGGCTTTCGGCTAAGTGTTTTTCCCAAGCGGCATTGATGTTATCGCGCACCTCTTCGGACAAAACTACTGAACCGAGCATTTCTGTAAATTGACTCATTATAGTAATCTCCTCAGACTTTTCTTAAACTTGAAATGAACTTTGATACTTCATTTTCAAGGTGTTTTTGTGCGGACCGATCGTGGTTCACCGCGTAGGCCATATCCATTAGAGCGGCACGACGACGACTGCCCATTACTCTTTCGTAAATTGCTGTAGGGTAGGCTTCTGGAGCACTTGGTTGTGCTACAACATCAACAGTTACAATTTCAAAATCAGAAACATTACCAGATTCCTGGACATTTCCTGATCCTCTACTGCTGACACCTAACTTGACACCACTTTCAAGTAATGTTTTGATAATGTTACCCATTGGAGTTGGAATAAGTTTTAGCTTACCATAACCATTGGGGCCATCCATCCACATCTCAGTAACCATATGACTTACTCGGTCAATGTTTACTTGTAAATCGTCTGGATGATCTGCTTCTCCTAGAACAGAAAAACCACTATCTAGTCGTTTTCGAATGCTCTCTACAGCATTGGCAATTTCATTTACAGGGTAAACACGCTGATTGTGATTGCGTACACCACCCTGGATAAAAATACCCTTCATGTAGAGATCCTTACCGCCACTGGCCGAGTCTCTGGTTTCAACAACCATGCCTGCCTGATCAAATGTCAAATTTTCTCTTA